CCCTTCTACGTATCATAAAGATAGGTAGTCCGTGACAAGGATCGTCACAAAGGATCGGCTACGTGCAAAGCGTTTCCGCCGTTAGCCTTTTCCACTGCGCCCGGTCCACGTACAGCCAGGTCGTACGCTCCCGCTTACCGGTTACCCGGTAGGCGGACGTCGTACCTGATTGCCATGGTTCAGGCTCCTTCATCCACAACTTTTGGAGGTACGCACCAAACACAGACGCATCACTAGGTAACACGTCGGGGTCTTCTGGACCGGAGAGGTCCAAGGTGGCAAGTTCCTCAAGCGTGGTCCCAGCTACCCTAAATGCCTGATACTCTGGCACATAGGTGGGCCGGGCCTCGTCCCATTCACTCCACAGACATCCGTCCATACCGGGCGGTCCCCAGAACGATCGGGGAACAATCTGTCGACACGCCCGCCAGGTGTTAAACCAGCGGTCGCCGTCGCAGGGGTACCCCACATGCCATCTCACGATGTCATTGTGGAGGTTTATAACATCCCCTAGAGTGCGTGGTAGGTCTTGAAGGTAGAATGGTTTTACGTCTACACCACCGAAGTAGTGTCCTCCGCACGACTCCCGGAATTGTCCTTCTGAAAAGGATTTCTCCCGGTTGACTTCGAACCCGCAGAACGAGAGAACCTCGTCCACGAGCGCGACGTGCCGTGTCGGAAAGATGATATCGTCACCATAGACGCTAACCAGGCTTTCCTTCCTGCAACAAGCGCGGACAAGAGCGTAGAACAGTACTGTCTCTAGCTCAAAGGTGAACCCATTACCCATAGAGGAGATCTTTTCCCAACGTACAACACTACCGTCAGGTAAGACCCCTAGGTGCTCGCGGAGGTCATAAACGACTCTCCACCAGTCCTCGGGCAACAAGCACTCAGCGAACAGCAAGGCGACAGAATCACTCGCCCCACGGAGGTCTCTAGTTGAAAGGAGACCGGTCGCTGATCCGATTTTCGCCAACACCCTGTGATAGTCCTGGGCGTCGGGTAGCAGGAGCCCTTCAACCCGTGCCGCTTGCCGCCGGATCATGGTGCCAACTCCCTTTTGGAGGAAGCCGTTCCATGATACCGGACGACAGGCCGTGCGGTCACGTTCGAAGTTCTTTGGTACAGTGAACACGCTGTTGAATTCATCGAGGATAAAATCCCTCGATAGCTCGGCAATGTTTGCCCAAGCCAAGAACGCTTCAGCGTAAGGCGCTGCGCGCAGCGATACGTGGGCTGATTTCGCCCACTTATTGTGCAGAGCTGCCCCGCGACGCGGGAACTCCGTCGTTGCACCGGGCGTGAAATCACACGCACGCGGAAACGCATCCCAGTTAAACTTACCTAGGATGCGTCCCACGATACGTCGTGCACGCCTTAAGACCGGTAACAAGTGCAGCGGGATATGGGCATTAGATATGTCAAGCCCACCCGCGAACACTTGGTTTGTATACCGGCAACGCACCTCACTATCCAGCAGGGCCGCAACCGCGTTATTCACGCGAGAGGAGGCATCACTTAGATCGGTTCCAACGTACCGCTTCATCAGATTAGCGTCGAGGTAGTGTTTCTTTGCCTCGAGCGGCGTATCAGCTGAAATGGCAAGTTTGAAGGCCTCATCCATAACGGACGAGGAGAGGGGTGCACGCCCATCGAGCTCAGGTATTGCAGCTCGGAGGGCACGGTGCAAGGGCGTCAAACGACGCCGCAACTGCGCTGGAAGAAGCCGAGGGGCACGCCGGATGGCATGCTTATCTCGGGTGGGTGGCCGCTGAGCGGTTTTCACACACGTTTTCTTCATCTTTGTAACTCCTCTGGTAGTCACGAGAACCTTCAGACGGGATCAGATCAGGTCGGCAAGACCAGATCTTCGATCGAGTCGGCAAACTGAGCCGAATCGGTCAGATCCTTGATCGTCGTCAGGACAGCGGTGCGGTAAGCCGCAGACGCCCGACTATCGAAACGAACATCGATGTTCACGATAGTCGGCGAGGTCGAGGCCTCGCCCGGACACGGGCAGCTGGCAGGCTCGCCATCGGGGAAGGGAAGAGTGATCTTCCACTTCACATTCGTCCGTTTGGACGAAGCCACCGAGTTAACCGAAGCAGTGATGCTCCGGAAGTAGGCCAGAACACCGGCCGAACGCTCGGTCCAACGCGAAACCGCGTTGGCGATGCCGTCGCTCACATAGTTGAGCGTATTTGCAACGATGGTAGACATATTATTGTCCTGCTATGGTTGTGAACACGAGTTATCTCCTTCCATAACTAATGATAGGAGGACTCGTGCGCTGACGGGAGTCGACCAGTGTGGTCAACGCTGAAATGGTGTTTGCGAGTCGATGCAAATCCATTATGTTTCTTACACCAGGCAGGATCGGAGGCATGACACCCCCCGGTCCAAGTAGGGTCCTACTGAACGAATCGGCAGCAATGGAACACTGCAGACGGTTCAGTTGGGATGCAACGGGTCCGCCGGCTGTCCAGCCGTCGTCCGGTGCATCAACCCACTCGACAAACCTGGCTTGCCGCAATTCACTCCGGGTCCCTTCAACAAAATGGGTACCCTGAGCGGCCATCATGGATCGGAACCAGCCGCCAATATCGACGACATAGTCAACGAGCCACGAGAATCGCAGCAACTCCCATCCAATCAGCGCTGGGTTATACAAACCCAACTCTTCGGGGATGGTTGCCCTGGTTGGAATCTCATACCAACCGCTATAATGCACCTTTCCGTACCAAAGGAAACGAGCGTCCACGTTATACGTAGCATTATTTTGACCGCTACGTTGTGCGCGGAACACACGCTCTTCGGGCTCGGAATCAAAACCAGAATTTACTTTGATTTTGAGTTTCAGGGGGCCGTGTTTCTGTTGCTCGGCTCCCAGGTACACTGTTGCGTCGTACAAATCGTACGCAAGCGGTTTGAGACCAAACTGGTACACTAGCCAGGATTCGACTATCCGTTCCAACAACTTAACATCTCCGCGAAGGAGACGATTAGCCGCTTCACGAATACCTAAACTCCGTATGGAGTCTAGAGCCTTCCCAACTAGCTGCGGAGAGAGGCGGACGTCTCGCGCGATGGTAAGAATACCACGCGTTAGTCCTCCCGCAAGATCGGTAGCCATTCCAATGGTCTCCCGAACCTCACCCGCAGCAACGCCGAGTTCGACCTGAGACTTCCCTGAAGCTGTTTCTAGCTTCTTTAAGAAGTTCACGCGAGCAATAGCATCAACGTTTGTCATAAAGGAGTCCGACGGTATCACCTGACGGTGATTCCATCGCGCATCTGCACCAATAAGATCAGTGCAGTACGGCGCACGAGTTGACTCTCTCGTGTGATACCCCCACCTCCCGTTCGGCTGTTGGCCGATCGACGCTGCCG